GGTGCTACAGCAGGTGGCGACGGCGTTGCTTTGATCAGCACATCTCACCCTATCGTCAGCGGTACATTCAGCAACCAATTGGCTACAGCCGCCAATCTGTCACAGACATCGCTTGAGCAGATGTTGATCCAGATTCGTCAAGCTGTGGACAACAACGGTAAGAAGATTCGCTTGGTTCCACGTCAACTCGTCGTGGCTCCCGGTAACGTCTTCCAAGCTGAAGTTCTCCTGAAATCCGTTCTGCGTGCTGGTAACGCAAACAACGACATCAACCCTGTTAAGTCCATCGGTTTGCTGGACGAAGGCGCGGCTGTGTTGTCACGTTTGACCAACGCATCAGCATGGTGGGTACAGACCGACGCTCCTGAAGGCATGAAGCTCATGATGCGTCGTAAGCTCGAGAAGACCATGGAAGGCGACTTTGAAACTGACTCTATGCGCTACAAAGCGACAGAGCGTTACGACGTTGGCTTCACTGATCCTCGTGCTATGTACGGCACTGCTGGCGTCTAAACCCAAGTGGGGGGTTCGCCCCCCGCGCTTTAAGGAGAAAAGACAATGGCAAATTTACTGGTAACCCGTTTCCCAAATGGCGTGACAAACGTCGGGGAAGATTCACCGTTTGCTGATCTGACAATGCCAGCACCAACAAAGTTTCACACTTACTATGAAGATTTTGACTACTATGTAGCCGCAAATTGGACTGTAACTGAGACTCAAGCTGGTGCTACTCAGGCTTTGACTGACGGTGATGGTGGTTTACTTTTGATCACCAACACTGCCGCAGATGATGATCTTGTTGCTTTGCAAAAAGTAGGCGAGTCATATCGCTTTGCTTCAGGCAAAGAGCTTTTCTTTGAGGCTCGCCTCAAGGTTAGCGACGCAACTCAATCTGATGTAGTTATTGGTCTTCAAATTACCGATACAACCCCACTTGACGTTTCGGATGGTGTGTTTTTTATCAAGGCAGACGGCTCTACTTCGGTAAGCCTGTTGGTTGAGAAAAACGGCACAGCAACTACGACCTCTAGCGTGGCTACTATGGCTAACGACACATTTATTAGTCTTGGTTTTTACTACGATGGCGCATCAAGCATTCAATACTCCGTAAACGGCGTTGTGAAAGGCACTTCTGTGACCACCAACTTGCCTGACGACGAAGATATGACTGTGACAATTGCTCTTCAAAATGGTGAAGCCGTTGCAAAGACAATGACTGTGGATTACGTCTTTGTTGCGAAGGAGCGTTAATCATGGGTCAATTTAAACCAATGGTCAAAATGATGACCACTGAGCCAACAGTTGAGTTAAAACTCAAAAAAGGCGGCGCTGTGAAGAAAGCTATGGGTGGCGGTATGCCTATGCCTATGGATGCTTCTATGCCTGCTCGTGGTGGAATGATGCCCGTTGCTCGTCCTAAGCGTCCTACCATGGCGGCACGTCGTGCGGCTATGCTGGGCATGAAGGGTATGCAAGGCGGCATGAAAGAAGGCGGCGAGTCCAAGGGTGAACACAAGGCTGAGATGTCAAAGATGAAGGGTCTTGAAAAAGAGCTGAAGTCTCACGAGTCCAAGCCTGCCAGCAAAGGCCATAAAGGTCTAGCTACTGGTGGTATCGCCAAGTCTACGAAGCCCGGTGGTTACATGACGGGCGGCGTGGTCAATGGTCAAGGTGGTTATAAAAAGGGTGGCGCTATCGCTAAAGATGGCATCATCAACACCGAAGGCCAAGGCGGCGCATATCGCGACACCAAGATGCACACAGCTAAACCTAACCACAACAGCGCCCCCACAGGCGATGTCAAGTTAGGTAACGGCGGTGGATACAAAAAAGGTGGTGCGACAAAAAAGCGCTTCGCTACGGGGGGAGCTGTTAACGACAGCGGTCATGCCGTAGCCTATCCAGCAAAGAAGAAATCTGCTCCTGTCAGCAATGATCGTCAATCTGGAACCTTTAAAAAGGGTGGCAGTGTGACACCAGCCCAGAAGAAAGAGCAATCTGCCTTCAAAGCTGAAAATACTACTGCGATGAAGCAAGCGAAAGCTTACAGCAACGAGAAGTACAAAGACGGCGGGAGCATCACTGATGCGTCCAAAGGCGCTTACGACAAATCAATCGGCCCATCGGATGATGATATGGACATGGCTAAAACCATCCGTAGCATCCCCAGCAAGCTGTATGAGGGTGCGAAGAGCTTGTTCTCTGGCATGGGTTCCGTTACCGATAAAGAGCGGGAAGCCGCTAAAAAGGCAAACGGTTCTGTTACTAAGACTGAAAAGTCCGTGACAGTATCTCCTGCTAAGAAACGTGGTGGATCAGTAAAGTGCTGAACCTAAGTGGGGGCTTCGGCTCCCACTTTTAATTTAAGGAATAGATCATGGCTGATGCAGTCGCAAGTCAAACGCTCTTAGATGGTGAGCGAATGGCAATCATGAAATTCACCAACCTTTCTGACGGTACTGGTGAAAGCAAAGTTTTGAAGGTAGATGTTTCTGCGCTAACACCAAGTGCTTCTGGCAAAACTTGTACCAGAGTAACGATTACAAAGATCCATGGCGCAACGCATGGCTTGGAAGTACAGATTTATTGGGATGCAACCACAGATGTATTTTGCTGGTGTGTGCCACAAAATTCTCAATACACAATGGATTTTGAAAAGTTTGGCGGTTTAACTAACAACGCAGGCACTGGAGTAACTGGTGATGTCTTGTTCAGCACTGCGGATGCTTCTGCTGGTGACTTCTACACCATCGTCCTTGAGATGGTTAAATTTTACGGTTAATCATGCCAAGCAAATCATCTTCTCAGCATAATTTGATGCAGGCGGTCGCACATAACCCTGCGTTCGCCAAGAAGGTTGGTATCTCTCAAAAGGTTGGCAAAGAGTTTGCCAAGGCTGATGAGGGTAAGAAATTTAAAGGAGGCGGCTTGTATGAAAATATCAATGCAAAACGTGAAAGAATCGCTGAAGGCTCTGGGGAAAAGATGCGCCGAGTGGGTAGCAAAGGTGCGCCAACGGCTCAAGCCTTCAAGCAATCCGCCAGAACAGCCAAAGTAAAATGAGCAAAAAGAACGTAAGTCTTGCAATTGGTCGCGGTGAGAAGCTCCCTGCTGACAAGGGCGCAGGGCTTACAGCCAAAGGTCGAGCTAAGTACAACCGCGAGACTGGTTCAAATTTAAAGGCTCCACAACCCCAAGGAGGCTCGCGTAGAGATGCATTTTGCGCGAGAATGGGGCCTGTAGCAGAAAAGAGCGATAAGGGCAGTCGATCACGTGCATCGATGCAACGTTGGAACTGCCCCGGCTGGTAAGGAAACACAATGGCGTACTCAGATACATACGGTCAAACAGTTAACGTACAAACCCTGATTGATCATGGTGCGAGACGTGCTGGCAAACTCGCTGAAGAGTTGACCTCTGAGCAACTCGTTTCCGCTCGTCAGTCGCTTGGATTCTTGCTCCAGCGCTTAATTAACATTGGAATACAGTATTTCGCCATCGACAAGGTCGTTTTGGGCGTTTCTGCCAACAATTACGTGTACAGCCTACCCGCAGGTGCAAACGACGCTCTAAACGTGCTCTATCGCACTATGAGCCGCCCTTCTTGCAGTTACTCTAGCTCTGCTGGTGGTACTGTGGCTAACGTTGGTGACAATGACGTAGATACGTTCTGCCAGCAAACCAGCGCAAACGGCAACATTTCAGCTAATTTTGGGACGAACAACCCAATCTATGCTGGCTCCATTGGTATCTTGCCCTACATTGCAGGTGGTGGAAGCGCAACATGGACGCTAACGCTTGAGTATTCGACCAATAACAGTACTTGGACGACGCTAGAGAGCCTCGGAGCGGTGGCTGTAACTGATAACCAGTGGATTTGGACAGATATAAACCCCGGTCAAGACGTCCAGTACTACCGAGTGCGTGCATCCAACGGTACGACTCTGGCTTTGCGCGAGTTTTTCGTGGGTAACAACTCAACTGAGATCACCATGTCTCGCTTGAACCGCGACGACTACACCAACCTGCCAAACAAGAACTTTACGGCTAATCAGCCCTTCCAGTTCTGGTTTGACCGAACAATTCCTTTGCCCACGCTGTATTTGTGGCCAGTTCCCAGTGATCCGTTTGTGCAAATTACCGTGTGGTACAGCAAGCAGATCATGGACGTTGGTGCTTTAACTGACGAGCTGTACATCCCAACGCGCTGGTATGAGGCTACTTTGATGATGTTGTCGCACAGGATGGCGCTCGAGTTGCCCGGTGTCGATCTACCGCGCATCCAGTACCTTGAAGGCCAAGCGGAGAAGTATCTGAACGAAGTTGAGCAGGAAGAGAGAGATCGCTCGCCAATATATCTGGCGCCTAATATCAGCGTGTATACTAGGTAAAAAGTATGCAGTTCTTAACATACGCTCACTACAAGCCTGATGGCTCAATCTTTTATATTGGTAAAGGAACACGTAAGCGTGCGTTTAATTTCAATGATCGAACAAACTTTTGGAAAAACATAGTCAAAAAACATGGCTCTCCAACGGTAGAGATATTGGCTTCTTGGCCCACAGAACGCGAAGCTCTTGATCACGAAATCTTTTTGATTGACACATTTCGTCAAATGGGAACAAGTCTCGCGAACATTACCGATGGTGGTGATGGCGTTTCTGGTTTAAAGCATAACGATCAAACCAAAACAGTATTGCGCGATAAGTCATTGGCAAATGGGTCTGTTGATCGTTGCAAATCTATGGCAATTGACCCGGTGTTTATTGAGAAGCGCAGGTCTTCCGCTACTGGCAAAAAAAGAACAGAGCAAACAAAACAACGAATGGCTGATGCCAAAAAAGAAATTGCACGCCCGATTGCTGTGTGTGGAACTGAATTTCAGAGCATTGCAGAATTTGCCAAAGCTACCGATAATTACAGAACAACGGTTCGACGTTGGGTTAATTCTGGCAACTGGCTCAAGTTAGAGGAAGCTTATCGTGCCAATTTTTCTTGATACACGTGGAAATGCTGTCCTTTCTATCGCGGTGTGCGATAGGTGTAAGATGAAAAGGGCGCACGTCGAGCTTAGTCCCGATAATAATTTTCCCGGGCTTATGGTGTGCAACAGGGGATGCAATGATGAAAAAGACCCGTACCGATTGCCTGCCCGTAAAACTGAGAGAATAACGATCAGATTCCCACGTCCTGACGTGAGCGTCGCCGCCAATGACAATAACATTGTCACGACCCAAAACGGTATTACTGGTGGTAGCTTTATCATCTCGACAGAGGGGAATACTCAGGATCCTGAGAATAACGGCAACCTTGACCAACTGAGCCCATAATATGTCCGCACAAGTAACGATTACCCAACTACCACAAGCTGGCGCGATTACGGGCACAGAAGCTGTTCCTATCGTTCAGAATGGTCAGACCGTACAGACAACGACTGGTGCTATTTCCGCCTCTCCAAGTCAAACTCAGACCTTTTTGACTGTTAATCAACAGCCGTCCCTGCCTAATAGCCGAGCCCTTTCTGGCGCAACTGGTATTGGTTTAGTGGATGGCGGCGCTCAGTCTACGCTTCAGATCACCTTAAATGGCGTCTCAGGAAGCCTTGAAACGGCGTCTAACGGGATTATTGTCAAATCTGGTGGCTCAGTAGTCGCTAGAACTTTGACAGCCTCTGGCGTTGGTTTAAGCGTTACTGATGGTAGCGGCGTATCAGGTAACCCAACGTTTGCTCTGACTGGTGTTGCCGCCTCTGTGGCCAACCTATCTGGCACGGGCATGTTGGCCCTGACTGGTGGTGGAACCACTGTGGCTGGTCGCGACTTAACAGGCACGGCAGATCAGATCGATGTGGTTAATGGTAATGGCGCCTCTGGTGCTCCTACGTTCAGCATCTCTGCGAATCCGATATTGCCCGGCACTGGTGGGGTAACTATCCCGAAGGGATCAACTGCACAGCAACCCGTAGGCGCAAATGGTCAGTTCAGGTTTAATACAGACACGCAGACCTTTGATGGCTATTCTGCTGGATCTTGGAGACAGTTCTCTGTTGCTGGCGGCGTAAGCTCTTTTAGCGCAGGATCTACTGGGTTCTCGCCTTCTACAGCTACTTCTGGCAACGTTGTTTTAAGCGGCGTTTTAAATGCTTCTAGCGGTGGAACTGGAGCTGGCACTCTGACTGGTTATGTGTACGGTAATGGCACAAGCGCCATGACCGCTAGTACGACTATTCCCACCACCGCTTTGAGTGGTACGGTGACCAACGGTCAGCTTGCCAACAGCGCGATCACGATCAACGGATCTTCCGTAAGTTTAGGTGGATCAGTCACCGTAACAGCTACAGCATCTAATGCTCTGACCATTAGTACAGGTCTGTCAGGTACGTCCTACAACGGATCTGCCGCTGTGACGATTGCCATTGACTCGACTGTTGCTACGTTGACTGGCACTCAGACACTGACCAACAAGACAATCAGTGGCGCCAGCAATACCCTGACAAACATTGCAAATGCAAGCCTGACCAACTCTTCGGTGACTGTTGGAACTACAGCTATTGCGTTGGGCGCATCTAGTTTGACGCTAGGTGGTCTAACATCTGTTGCGGTAACGCAAGACCCTACATCTGCGCTTCAGTTAGCGACAAAACAGTATGTGGATGCGGTTGCTGAGGGACTTCATGTTCATGCGTCTTGCGCGGCGGCTACCACTGGAACGCTTGCATCAATCACTGGCGGCACAGTGACTTACAACAACGGCACTGCGGGAGTTGGCGCCACTTTGACATTGTCAGTGGCTTTGACCACTTTGGACGGCTATACGCTCCTTAATACCGACCGTGTACTGATTAAGAACGAAGCTACGCAAGCCAACAACGGCATTTACACGTGGGCAACAGGCGGTACTGTTCTGACTCGTGCAACTGACTTTGACACTGCGGCTGAAATGGCAAGTGGTGACTTTACCTTTGTGTCAAACGGTACTTTGTACGCAAACACTGGATGGGTTCAAACCGACCCAGTAACTGTTGTTGGCACAAGCCCTGTGACATGGATTCAGTTTTCAGGTTCTGGTACATATACAGCAGGTACAGGTTTAACCCTTACAGGTACTCAGTTCAGCATCACCAACACAGCGGTGACAGCCGCCTCCTACGGATCTGCAACTCAAGTTGGGACTTTTACTGTAAATGCTCAAGGTCAATTGACTTTGGCGGCCAATACAACAGTCACCCCAGCGGTGGGATCTATCACTGGTCTTGGAACTGGAGTTGCAACTGCTTTGGCGGTCAACGTAGGCTCTGCTGGCGCCTTTGTAACGTTTAATGGTGCGCTAGGCACGCCTTCTAGCGGAACCCTCACAAATGCAACAGGTCTTCCTGTTTCAACTGGTATCAGTGGTCTTGGAACTGGTGTAGCAACGTTCTTGGCGACACCTACGTCAGCTAACTTAGCGTCGGCTGTGACGGATGAGACTGGCTCTGGTGCTTTGGTCTTTGCGACTAGCCCAACTTTGGTCACTCCAGCCCTTGGAACACCCTCTTCTGGCGTGCTGACAAACGCTACGGGTTTGCCCCTAACAACGGGCGTAACAGGTACACTACCGATTGCAAATGGTGGTACGAATTCAACTGCTACAGCGACTGCTGGCGGAGCTGGTTATGGAACTGGAACTGCTCATGCATACACTGCGGCAGGAACGGCTGGACAAGTATTAACATCGGCAGGAGCCAGCGCACCAGTGTGGTCGGGCATCTCTGGCGGAACATTCTAAGGAAATAGATAATGGCACAAGCAGGCTTTACACCAATTCAGCTTTACTACAGCACCACAGCGGCGGCTGTACCTCTTGCGGCAAACCTTGTGGCTGGAGAGTTGGCAATCAATACTGTTGATGGCAAACTTTATTACGAGAACAGTTCTGGTGCTGTGACGTTGCTGGCTTCAGCCGCAGGCGCCGCTGGTGATGTGGTTGGCCCAGCCTCCGCAACAGCTAACGGTGTTGTTCTGTTTGACGGTACGACTGGTAAGCTGATCAAAGATAGTTCTGCAACCAACGGTCTGCTGTATGGCTTGACGATTGGCCGTGGTACTGGTGGTGTGTCTACCAATACTGCGGTGGGTGCTACTGCTTTGGCTGGTGCTAATACAGGCGTATTGGTAACGGGTGTTGGATATGGCGCTGGAAATGCAAACACATCTGGCGTTTCTAATACCGCTGTTGGTGGATATTCTTTATATTTTAATACAACAGGTGGTTACAACACTGCCATAGGCGCTGGTCAAAATGGCGTTGATTTTGGTGCATTGGGACGAAACACAACTGGCTCAAATAATACCGCTTTAGGTGCAAACGCACTTCAGTCAAACACCACAGCATCTAACAATACTGCCGTTGGCTATCAGGCAGGGTACAGCAATACTACAAGTCAAAATCAAACGCTTGTTGGTTATCAAGCTGGTTATGCACTGACTACTGGAACAAACGCAACATTTATTGGAACGCAAGCTGGTTTGGGAAATACAACTGGCGATGGTGTTACAGGCATTGGTTCAGCGGCTTTGTATGCAAATACGACAGGAAGCTATAACGTAGCCGTTGGTCAACAGGCACTTCGCTTTAACACCACAGCATCTAACAACACCGCCGTAGGTTATCAGGCGGGGTATAGCAATACTACGGGGGATGAAAATTTATTTGCAGGCTTTCAAGCAGGTTTATCTAATACTACTGGTGTAAACATAACTGCAATTGGCTCTCGCTCTTTAGATGCAAATACAACTGGTGCAAACAATACTGCTGTTGGTAAACACTCACTTGGTGGAAACACAACTGGCGCTTCTAACACCGCAATGGGTGACAGCGCCCTTTTCTCCAACACCACAGCATCTAACAATACTGCTGTAGGTTATCAAGCGGCTTACTCAAATACTACGGCTACAGCAAACAATGCATTTGGACACCAAGCCCTTTACGCAAATACTACGGGCGTTGCCAATAGTGCCTTTGGTGGATTTCATACTGGTAACGTTGATGCGGCTCTAAAAGCAAACACCACAGGCAATTACAACAATGCTTTTGGTTCTGGGGCGTTGAGCACAAACACAACAGGTTCAAACAACACCTCCGTTGGTTATGCATCACTTGCCGTAAACACCACGGCATCCAACAACACTGCTGTAGGTTATCAGGCGGCTTACAGCAATACAACAAGTACAAAGCTAACCACATTAGGAGTGCAAGCTGGTTATGGGCAGTTAACTGGAACAGATAACACCTATCTTGGTTATCAATCTGGCCCCAATACAGTTGTAAATTCTTCTGGATCGTATAACACCGCCGTGGGAAGTTTGTCGCTTAACTCCAACACCACAGCATCTAACAACACTGCTGTTGGTTATCAGGCTGGGTATAGCAATACAACGGGTCAGAAAAATACATTTATTGGTCTTGGTGCTGGATATAGCGTTACAACTGGTTCATACAATGTATTTTTAGGTTCTGTTTCTTCTTCAACTGGAGCTGGTTCTGGTTATGACATGACCACAGGATCTAAGAATGTAATACTTGGAAATTACACAGGCAACCAAGGTGGCCTAGACATTCGCACAGCAAGCAACAACATCGTGCTGTCTGATGGGGATGGGAATCCACGGGGTATCTTTGATAGCTCTGGTAATTTGCTAGTGGGTACTACAAGCCAATATGCTTCATCCAAATTATGTGTTACTGGTGCTGGTGCATTTAACACAAGTGGTGTTGATGGAACATACACCCCATTCATTAACGCTACTTACACGGGTGCAACAACACAATTCAGCAGTATTTCTGTATCCATGTCATCTATTGCCGGAAATGCGGGATTTTTATTTCTAGGTGGCGGTGCAGGGAGTGGAACTACTCAACAAAAAATGATGAAAATGACTCGAGGAGAGCATATTTTCTACATTACGGATTCTGAGGTTGCCCGTATAGACTCAAGCGGTAGATTGTTAGTTGGCACTACTACAGCGGCAGGAAATGCAAGTACTTTTTATTCTTCAACTGCTGGTCAACAACCTGTTTCTATATGGAACGGGGCAACTGCTGGAAACAATTTTTTCTTTGAGTTTGGTACTGAAACAGCGTATACAGCTCGTGGATCAATTACATATAACCGAGCAGGTGGTTTGGTTGTTTACAACACTACTTCTGACTACAGAGCAAAAACGGTAAGTGGTGCGGTTCAAAACGCTTTATCAAAGGTTGCTTTACTTAAGCCATCAACAGGCCGCATGAATGATGCAACAGAAGATATTGACTTCTTTGTTGCTCACGAACTTCAAGACGTTGTGCCTTCTGCCGTAACTGGTGAAAAAGATGCTGTCAATGAAGACAACACACCAAAATACCAAATGGTTGATAAGTCTGCTTTGATTCCATTATTGACTGCGGCTATCCAAGAACAACAAGCAATCATTGAATCACTCAAGGCACGTTTGGATGCCGCTAACCTTTAAAGGAAAACCATGACTACTGAAACTATCACCGCAGAACAAATTGCCAAGCACTACTCCGCTTGCCTAGACAGCGTTAACCTTATCAATGGCGGTAAGCCAGAAGGCATGACTGCTGAAGATTGGGCAGACTGCCTGTCTAGGAACAAAGAACATTTAGTTTTGATGATTGCAAAAGATTTTTGGACAAATGAGGACTTAGCACCTCTGCAAGCCGCATCCGCTTAAACGAGAAGCCATCACTCGATCTTGGTGGCACACTAAAGGAAACATCATGGGAAAAAACGAAAAAACCCCTGTGACAATCGACGGCGTTGAGTTTAAGTTTGAAGACATGACACAGCAACAGCAGATGTTGCTCAACCATGTCGCTGACTTGGATCGCAAGCTTGATTCAGCTAGGTTCAACGTGGATCAGTTGCAAGTAGGCAGAGATGCCTTCTTTAGAATGCTGAAAGATGCGTTAGAGGCAAAGCCTGAAGAGGCAGTTACTGACGTAACAGTAAACTAAAACTAGCCACCTTCGGGTGGCTTCTTTAAGGAATTTTATGGAATCGGTTGAGACAAAATTGGCTGTACATGAAGCCGTCTGTTTTGAAAGATACAGCAGTATTGATCGATCCCTGCGTGATGGGGACAAGCGCATGACGAAGATTGAGTACCTCTTGTATGGGGTGATTGTCTGCGTTCTGTTTGGCCCCGGAGTGGCTGGCGAGTTAATTAAAAAGATTTTGGGTTTGTGAGCAATGGATGCGTTTTGTCGTCCTATTACTGTTGCTGTTATTGGCAGGAGCAACTGCTAAAGAACACTGCATCGTCTCTGATTTTTATGGGCTGAGCTGGATAAACGAGCCAACGTTGCGCCACATGGAGTTATCTCGGTGGCTGACAACAAACGGAAATTCTTGTAGTTCAGATCAGTTGGTAGGCATTTGGAACAACCTGTCCATGTGGGCAGGGGTAGCGGATAGTGCGGAGTTAAGAGCAAAAGTTCTGTACTTTTACGCACGGGCTAGAGAAAGGGAAGGCAAATGATTGAGACCATTAGACTATTTCCGACTGTTCAACCGTCTGGTTACCCTGACAAGCATGACCTTGCTCAAGTTAAGTTAGAGAAACAGCAACAGGTTAACAAGACGCTCGAGGTGGCCAAGCAAAAGCAAACCGAATTGCAGGACATTGGGTTTGAGATCTATTGCAGGAAAGTTGTTCAAGAGCGGCTCCGCATGGAGATATTCACAAATCGTAAGCTGGACATTTATGTATGACCAAGAAACCAATACCGAAACCACAAATAGAAGTGAAAGAGAAGTTGACGCTGTGGGTGACTCTCATGGTAAGTGCAACCCTGTGCATCTCCGTCTTGGCTATGGTAATCAGCTTTATGCTTGGACTGTGGGCCAAGGAAGTGGACAACGCAGAGATCTTCAAGATGATTTCACCCGCTTTTTCTACTCTTATCGGCGGCATGATTGGGTTCCTTTCTGGTATCAAACTCATGCAGAATGAAGACACTAAACCAAAGGATCCAAAATGCTGACCCTCTTGTCTACCCTGATCTCCTTTCTGATGGGCGGTTTGCCCAAGCTTTTGGAGTTCTTCCAAGACCGCTCAGATAAAAAGCACGAGCTAGACCTAGCCCAGATGCAGATCACCCGTGAGCTGGAGCTTCGTAAAGCAGGCTTTGAGGCCCAAGAGAGGGTCGAGCACATCAAATCAGAGCAACTGGCTACCGAGAGTGCGGCTAACACCGCTCAGGTTCTTATAGGGGCTCAGCAGGCTGAAATGCAGGCTGTCTACGCCCACGACACAGCCCTGAATGAAGGAACAAGCCCATGGATGAAGAATCTAAGAGCAAGTGTCCGTCCTGTTATTACATACGGCTTCTTTTTTCTATTGGTCTTTGTGGATATTGGGGGTTTCTGGTATGGCTACTATATGAGCGTGCCTTTCAATGACCTGCTAGAGATGCTGTGGGACTCAGACACCCAAGCCTTGTTTGCATCGATCATTGCCTTCCACTTTGGCGGCAGAGCCTTTGGCAAATGAAAATCTCTGAAAAATGCCTTCACATGATCCGCCATCACGAAGGCGTAAGGCAGAACCCGTATCGTTGCCCGGCTCGCCTTTGGACGATTGGAGTTGGCCATGTCATGTTTCCCGAGCAGGGAAAGCTCAAGATAGACCAGCGGGACGCCTTTGTGCCCCCACCAGAGGCGATGCGCAAACACTCAATGGAGGAAGTCGATGCAATACTTAGGGCGGATCTTGCTCGCTTTGAGAAGGGAGTGGCTACTTATTGTCCTGTTCCTCTTACTCAAGGACAGTTTGATGCGTTGGTATCCTTTTCTTTCAACGTTGGGCTAGGCACGCTTCAGCGCTCAACCCTTCGACAGAAAGCACTGCGCGGGGATATGGCTGGGGCGTCTGATGAGCTTTTGAAATACTGCATGGCTGGCGGGAAGATCCTCAAGGGCTTGCAAAAGCGTCGCATCGACGAACGGACGTTGTTTTTATCTTAAAGGCATACTAAAATGTCCCAACGAATCTACGAGGTGAACGCATGACGACCGCAAGTGTTATGACCTATGACAGTTTGGTCGAAAACATCCAGTCCTATCTGGAGCGTTCTGACCCTGCCACAATCGAAAAAATCCCTCTGTTTATCATGCTGGCTGAGCAGGTTATTGCCTCTCAGATCAAGTTCTTGGGCAACATGACTGTGAACACCAGCACCATGGTGACTGGCGAGAATATTATTGCCAAGCCTGCTCGTTGGCACAAGACGGTCTCATTGAACGTCACAGTCGCTGGAAGCCGCCAGCCAGTCTTTAACCGCAGGTACGAGTACCTTCGTGAGTACTGGCCTAACCCAACAACAACAGAAGTCCCCAAGTTTTACTGCGACTACGACTACACCCATTGGATGATTGCCCCCACACCCAATGCTAATTACGCCTTCGAGGTTTTGTACTACGAGCGAGTGCAACCCCTTGATTCTTCCAACCAGACGAACTGGTTTACGCAGTACGCTCCTCAAGCGCTCCTGTATGGTGCTTTGTTGCAAGCTATGCCGTTCTTGAAGAACTACGATCTAGTTCCTTCATGGCAAGCCCAGTACAAGCTCATCATGGATACCTTGATGGCTGAAGACAAGTTGCGTATCGCAGATCGTCAAGCAGTGGCACAAGACTCATGAGTTACAACAGCCCATTTACAGGTCAGGTCATTCAACCGACCGACGTCTCCTATCGTGCCATCACGCTGACTGCCAACACGCAGTTATCTTGGCCAATTAACGGTAGTGCAACAGACGACTACGCCGCTCGTATCATGCAGGTCACGGCAAGCACAGCAGGTCTGAGCCTGTACATGCCCCCTGCCAACCAATCCTCTGTTGGTAACGATGCGCTGATTCGCAACATTGGTGCAAATACTTTTACTGTCAAAGACTTTGCTGGAACCAACACGATCGTCTCTGTTGCCGCTGGTGAGTCCAAGTACATCTACATCACCACCAATGCAACCGATCAAGGCACTTGGGGCGTTATCGCTTTTGGCACAGGAACCTCCTCTGCTGATGCGGCTACTTTGGCTGGTTACGGTCTGGTTGCTAGTGGCGCCACCCTCAATCAAAGCCACCCCGTTCTGTCTTTAACATCGAGTTACACATTTGCCACAACCGACAGAGCCCAGACTTATGTTTGGGGAGGCGGCACAACTACGGTTACTCTGCCTAATAGCGCTACTGTTGGAAACAACTGGTTCACGTTAGTGAAGAACAACGGTACGGGAACGCTTACTGTTGCAACAACTAGCTCTGAGTTGATTGATACGGCACTGACAAAGACGTTCGCTCCCAATGAGTCGGCTTTTATTGTCTCTACAGGTTCTGCTTTTGTCACGATCGGTTACGGAACCAGTACCCAGTTTGCATTTACTGCGTTGGTAAAAAGCGTCACAAGTGGCGCGTACACCTTAACCGCAAGTGAGGCATCTAACACCATTCAGACGTACATCGGAACCCTCTCAGGTAACGTCACGGTCACCTACCCTCCTGTGGTTAACTTCTACGTTGTAAGTAACCAGTGTAGTGCTGGCGCTTTCACGTTGACGATCACAACAGGTGTCTCTGGTGGAGCGACGGCTACGATCCCCTCTGGTGGTCAGGCGACGCTGATCTGTGATGGAACAAACTTCTTGAACGCCAACACGGCGCTGGCTGGTGGTGTGTCTCTGTCACTGATCAACGGTACGGCAGGTGTGCCTTCGCTGAACTTCTCATCGGAGACGAATACGGGTCTGTACCGCCCCGGCGCGGGACGCTTTGGCATCACTGTTCTTGGTAGCCAAATTGTTGACGTTGATGCAACTGGCGCTCAGGTCACTGGTGCGATTGACTCGACTGGTATTGGTACTTTTATAGGCGGCGTTAAGGGTGGAACGTTCTCATGACAAAGAAGGTCTTTGCGCTTGACACGAAGCCGGGCATCCAGCGCGATGGCACGGTCTTCGACAAAGACTTCTACAACGACGGAAGGTGGGTCAGGTTTCAGCGTGGTCGCCCCCGTAAGATTGGTGGCTATCGTGAAATAACCAACGCCCTTGCTGGTATCTCTCGCGGTATCTTTGTTGACTCTGAGGACGGTTTCTCAAAGATCTTCAACGGCTATCGCGATGGCATACAAGTCCTAGAGATCAACAACAGCGGTATTGGCGCTGGCATTGTTAACTTTGTGGTCTCTTCACCCTTGAATACCTTGGGCACGATCACTGGCGGCTCTCAGTACACAAACGGTACATACACAGGCATTCCTCTGACTGGCGGTAGCGGCGCAGGTGCAACAGCCAATATCACTGTGGCATCTAATGCTGTGTCAGCGGTGACAATTGTCAACGACGGAAACGGCTACTTGGTAGGCGATATTCTCTCTGCCGCGGCGGCTTCGATTGGTAATGGTGTTAACACCTACTCGACCATCACTGGTGGTACTTTGTATACCAACGGGACTTATTTAAACGTCCCCATGATCAATGCCACTTCTACGCCTGTAGGTGTAGGCTCGGGAGCTACCGCAAATATCACTGTATCTGGTGGTGCGGTGACTGGAATTACAGCTCAAGACCGCGGCGTTGGCTACAAAGACACAGACATTTTGACGGCAAATTCTGCCTTTATTGGTGGTGTTTCTGGGATCATTGACACCTACGGTCAGCTCGTGGGCGGCTCTTTGTACGCCGCAGGAACCTACACTGGTGTAAACTTTACAGGCGGCACAGGCTCAGGCGCCGTAGGCACTGTTGTCGTCACAACAAACTCAATCACCGCTGTCAACAACATCATTGGCGGAAGTAACTACACAAACGGATCTTTTCCTAACGTAGCCTTGACTGGCGGCGCTGGAACTGGCGCCTTGGCAACCGTCACAACATCTGGCGGCAACGTTATTGCTGTGGTTATTACGTACGGCGGCAACAACTACGCCGCTAACGACATCCTTTCTTGCTCAGCTTCTAGCATTGGTAAGGGCGTAACAGCCTTTGGAGCGATCACAGGGGGCTCAGGATACGTCAACGGCATCTACCCTAACGTGACCCTCACAGGAGGCACGGGAAGCGGCGCTAGAGCCACCATAACTGTTGCTGGCGGCATTGTGATCTCTGTGGCGCTAACTTACGGTGGAATCGGTTACACGGCCCTTGACAGCCTTACAACGGCCAATACGAACCTAGGTGGAACTGGCTCTAGCTTTGCTGTCGTAGCCTCTACGGTAGCGGCAAGCTCTGGTTTCCAGTGCGCTGTTTTTGCTGTATCAACAGGCTCTGTGGGTTCTGTTACTTTGACAAACGATGGAACTAACTACTCTGTCAACGATGTTTTAACCGCCTCCAGTGAAGATATTGGTGGCGTTAACGGTGTGATTGGTGCTTTGGGTGGGGTTACTGCGGGTAACTACTATACCAACTCAACAACAGCTTCTGTGACCGCGTCTATATCTGGAACGGTAATGAACGTGACCGCTGTTGCTTCTGGTGCTTTGGTTGTTGGCCAGACCATCTACGGAACTGGCGTAACGGCTAACACCACGATCACGTCCTTTGGTACAGGTAGCGGTGGTGTGGGTACTTACAACGTGAGCGCCAGCCAGACCGTGGGAAGCACCAGCATCACAGCGATCGGTGTTTTCCGTGATACACCCCTGACTGGTGGTTCTGGAACAGGCGCCACGGCCAATATCATTATCTTAAACAGCCGTATTTACTCCGTTGAGATTGTTAACGCGGGTGTGAATTACGCTGTGGGTGACTCACTCAGTGCAACGTTTGCAGGTTCCGTAAACGGTATTGCAACGATCTCTGCTGTTACTGGCGGATCTAATTACACCAACGGAACCTACACGCTGGTTCCCCTAACGGGCGGTACTGGTGCTGGTGCTGTTGGTACTGTGGTGGTTGCGGGTAATACCGTAACGTCTGTGACCATCACAAGCGCAGGATCTAACTACACCGTAGCTGATGCGATGAGTGCATCCTCTGCTCTTTTGGGTAACGGCATCAACGCTTTGAATTCTGGGTCTTTGGCTGGTGGTACTAACTACGGCACAGGAACTTATACAAGCGTTCCCCTAACTGGTGGTACTGGATCTAACGCTCAGGCAACTATTGTTGTTGGTGCTGGTGGGGACGTGACGTCTGTGACGTTAACTGCTCGAGGCATCAACTACACCGCCGCTGATTCTCTAAGCGCCGCGGCATCTAACCTTGGTGGTGTCACCAACGGCGTGGGCACTTTAGGCGCCATAACTGCTGGCTCTAACTACACTAACGGAACCTTCACCAACGTCTCTTTGACTGGCGGAGCTGGTACGGGTGCAAAAGCAACGATTGTTGTCTCTGGTAACGCTGTGACCTCGGTGACCATCACAACCAAGGGAAGCAATTACGTTGTTGCCAACACTTTGTCAGCCAGTGCAACATCCATCGGTAGCGGTATACAGACTTTAGGCGCCATTACTGGCGGCGGTGCTTATACAGCTAACGGCGTTCTGACGCTCAACACGCTTGTCGGCGGTACTTTGTACACCAACGGAACTTACACCAACGTCTTTTTGACTGGTGGTACGGGTACTGGCGTTACGGCTACCGTGGTGGTTGCTGGAAACACGGTAACCACTGTGACTTTGACCGAAACTGGCTCAGGCTATACGGTTGCTGACGAGCTCTCTGCTGACCCTCTTGACATAGGCGGTACTGGCTCAGGATTTAAGATTAATGTGGCCACAGTTGGCGCGGCAACGTTCACAAACGTAGCTCTAACTGGTGGCTCTGGCACAGGTGCTAAGGCAACGATTGTTGTGGGAACCTCTGGCGCTGTGACTTCTGTTACTTTGACTGACCGTGGCCGTGGATACATTATCAGCAACATCATGTCAGCCAACTCCACCTCTATTGGCGGAAGTGGTGCAGGCTTTGTGGTTCCAATTTCAGCCATCTACGCAAGCTCTGGCTTCTCGGTTCCAATCTCTACCGTTGTGACGAGCTCAGGGTTCTCTATTCCTGTGTCTACCGTCTACGCAAGCGCAGGTTTGGCGTTTACTGTGGCCAGTTTGGGTAACGCTGGTGGCTTTTCTGTCCCCGTTACCTTTGTCAAGTCAAGCAATGGCTTTCAGTTCAGCGTCCTAGCGGTCACTCAGAGCTCTGGCTTCTTGGTGGATGTTGGGACTGTCTACGCAAGCTCTGGCTTTACGGTGAGAGTCTCAAGCGTTGATCCTGAGTTTATTTACAACAACAACAACTTGTGGCAGTTTGATGCTCTGTACGACACCCAAGGCGGCAATAACTTGCTGTTGGCGCACCCCGGGCAGAACCTTTCCGAGATCGACAGCACCGTCAACACCCCCGTCCTCTACGGCGACATCACAAAAACTGTTGTTCAGCCTCTAAAAGACACAGGTGGGGTATTGCCTACTGGTGACATCATTGACGTCTCTGGTGGGGTTGTTTCCCTGCACCCGTATGTGGTGGTCTACGGCAACAACGGGCTTTTAAAGAACTGCTCAGCAGGTGATCCTACTGACTGGAACTCGGCGGATGCCAACGAGGTCAATGTAGCGACTGGCAAGATTGTCAAGGGGCTACCCGTCAGGGGCGGCTCTAACTCGCCTTCTGGGCTGTTTTGGAGCATTGATAGCCTAGTTCGCATGTCCTACATCGGTGGCGTTGGAACTCCTCCTCAGTACTGGCGCTATGACATCATCTCTAGCCAGTCTTCGATCCTTTCGTCTCAGTGCGTGATCGAGTACGACGGTATCTACTACTGGATCGGTGTTGATCGTTTCTTGCTCTACAACGGTGTTGTAAAAGAAGTCCCCAACAACATGAACCAGAACTTCTTTTTTGACAACCTGAACTACTCTCAGCGTCAGAAAGTTTGGGCAACCAAGGTTCCTCGTTTTGGTGAGGTGTGGTGGTACTACCCCCGTGGTGACTCAGACGAGTGCAACGACGCGATTATCTACAATACTAGGGAAAACACTTGGTACGACGCTGGAACAGCTTTGGGAGCTCGTCGCTCTGCTGGTTACTTCTCTCAGGTGTTTCGCTTTCCTATTGCCGCTGGCACGGAAATGAACCTTGAGGGTGCAATAAATCAAGTGTCTATTACTAACGCTGGTTCTGGCTATACAAATGGAACCTATCGTTTTATTGCCTTAACAGGTGGCACAGGAACTGGTGCAACAGCTACTATCGTGGTGGCTGGTGGCATTGTAACTTCCGTCTCGCTTGAAAATTTTGGCCAAGACTATGCAATTGGTGACACACTTTCTGCCGCAATCCCTGCTGGGATTAACTTCTCGTTGACGGTAGATCAGGTTAACAGCGAGGTGTCTTTGTGGCAACACGAGGTTGGAACAGACGCGGTTCAAGGAACCAACGCTGTGGCCATTGAGTCTTACTTTGAGACCAATGACTTGGGCTGGGTCTCTGGTGGCCCCTCACAGCCCTCTCCTGTAGGTGAGAACAAGTGGATTCACCTTGACCGTATTGAGCCTGACTTTGTCCAAAGCGGAACCATGTACCTTGAGGTAACGGGTCGCTCATTTGCTCAATCTGAAGACCAGACATCCGCTCCGAGAGAGTTTGAGCCTAATACCAACAAGGTAGACGTTCGTGAGCAAAGACGTGAGATGAGGCTTCGCTTTGGAAGCAACGTAGCGGGAGGTGACTACCAGCTCGGTAAGATCCTTCTGGACGCTGACTTTGGGGACGTTCGTGGATAATAATCCTCTAAACGTAGCGTTAGTTTATGACCCAAGGTATCATTCGTTTGAGTCTTGGGCATCTTTAATGTGTGAGCTGTATGCAACCCAACAGCTTGCCATTCCAAACGTTTTGACGGATTGGAGAGAATGGGCATCTGGATTGAAAGCTATCGATGTGTTTAACAACGAGGCGGTTCCGGGCCCTTATGTGTTTGATGACTGGCAGGACTGGGCGCAAGCTGTGGTCAATGCTGTTAACCCATCGGTGAATTGATATGGCATTTAATTACAATTTGAATCCTCGAATGATGATGGAAGACGATGGCCCCGTTGGTTTTAACCCTGAGTTAAGTACACCACTGTCTACACAGCCCCAAAGTGGTTTGAGCGTTTTATCTCCTCCAGTAAATGAAGTAAAAGAAGCTCTGTACGATCCTACCCTTATAAATCAGAGTGTCCCCAAGCCTAAATTTGGTGGGTCTTTTGACAACATTTACCCAACCACGCCTGCACCACTCTCACAAACAACTCCACGATTTAATTCTATTGGTGATCCTCTGTACGGATCAGATCCTTCTAGCTTTAATCCCAACGATTTAGGTTTTGTGGCTGATCAAGCACTCTTACCAGAACAAAACCTTGAAACTCAGCAAGGCTCAGATGCATCAACATTTGCTAACGTTTACAACGACACCACTAAACTTTATGGTGATACTGGTGGCGGGGGTGGTGGCTATGGCGACTTTGGCCAAGGTACACGCGGCGCTTTAGATGTTCGCCCACCACCACCTGATTACCAGCAAATTTTAAAAAATCAAATCTTAGGTCAAAACCTCACCTCTAATTGGAGGGGTGGCCACGGTGCTCAAGATGCGGCTAACGATATGGCCAAACTGATGGCCGACGCTGGTATTACTGACATCAAACAGTTTGGAAAAATTCCTACATACGAAAAAGCCGAAATTGGCGGCTATACATATAACGGAACTCGAGTTCAAGATATGGGGGATGGAAGGTATATTTACCAAGAGCCTACAGGAGAAACTCAATATAACTTTGACAGCGGGACATCGGAACCCGTTATGCGCACGGTTACGGTTCCTAAAGGTGCAAAACTTGAACCCTTGTACGGAAAAACAAGTACCGTACAGGATGGGGAGTTTGTTAATACTTTTTTTGAACCTACTGACCCATCTCAAATTGTAATGAAAGATGGCGTCCCCATGTATAAAACTGGGGAAACTTTTGGCAATAAAGTAACCGGGCAAGCAATCAATCGTGGAAGCGGTAGATGGGAGCGCCAAGGCGGTGAAGGTTTATTTAGCGGTACTGGAGCTGGTAAAGGTAACACTGGTTTCCGCGTTCAGTTTGGGGATGATGGAACGCCGTATTTTTACACAACCGCTGGATCTAGTTCTGACCTTAACAAGATAGCTCCGTTGCTGGCGATTGCCCAGTTCATTCCCGGTCTCCAGCCCTTTGCCATGGCCGCCAATGCCGCTATTGCCGCTAGTCAAGGCAACGTTCTTGGCGCTCTTGCTGGCGCGGCAGGTTTGGGTGGATTCTCTGATGTTGCCAATGCGGCAAATTTTGCTGGTGCTGTTAAGAGCGGCAACCCACTGGGTATCTTGTCTTCTGGCGCCAATCTTGGTGGTACTGATTTAAGTGGCGTTGCTAATTCAGCAGGTCTTGGTGATCTCAACAACATTGGCGGATACAACGTCAACGATATTGCCAAAGCTTATCAGGGCGTTAAAGCTATTCAAAGCGGAGATCCTTCTGCCATCATTTCCACGGTAGGTGGATACATGAATAACCAAGGCGACCAAAGACCAGCGTCGCCATTAGACTCACTTGTTCCAAGCGGCTACTTCGACGTTGCTTCTGACGGCTCCTCTAACGCTTCTCCTGTTGCTTCTTCTGACATTCCTTCTGACACTTCTTCTGGTGCGCTACCTAGCATTGAAGAACCTACAAGTAATGCTCCTGTCGAAATGCCAATAGATTCAGCAATTGGTGGAGTTAACCCATACGAGATCCCAAGCGTTGTTAGCAATCCTATGGAATCGCCTCAAGCGCCAGCGGTAGATCAACAAAAAGATCTGTCTGACAAGTCTTTTAAGTCAGCATTTGCTCAGGCCCGAGCTTCTGGTGACAAAGAATTCTTGTGGAACGGTAACGTCTACAACACCAACTTGGCTCCTACCTTGAATGCTGGGCCAGCCAGCAATAGAACCATCAACACTGGTGCAGGCATGAACCCGGATGCACTTGCAGGATGGGGTGGAAGCAAGGTTGACCCTAATTTGATAAAAGCCGCCGCACCTTACTTGGGTTGGGATCCTTCGACATACTTCCCCAAAGTTGATGTTCGCATGGCTGACCCAACTTCTGCTTTGGGTAACGTGCCTGAGACTGGCTACAAGTCCAATCAACAGACATACATCAACATGGCGCCGTACGTAACTGGACTTGAGCCAAAGTACCCCGGAACGACTGCTGATGTGTTGAGTCATGAATTGGCTCACGTTGGTCAGGTTTTAACGTCAAAGCCCGGCGAAGATATTTCAAAACAATATTTGCGCATGGCCAATGAAGCTGGCATGAGTTTTAGTGATAGATTTAACAAGCCGTCTGACATTACAAACTTTGACAGAACGTTGAATGATTCGATTGATTACATCAATAAAACATACGGCACAACCGCAGGAACTTATTTGGGAAATCCAAAAGCTCCTTTGTTTGAAAAGTTGACTGATTTAGCCGCCATTGAGATGCAGACTGGAAAAGATTTGACGCAAGATCCTGTTTTGAAGGAAACTTTGTTCAAAGATCCAAAGGCTGTGGCAATGTATAACACAATGACAATCCCCCGCATGTCTCGTTTGGATCCCCGTGATCTACCGCCGGGCAGAGTCACCGAATCTGACTTTCCTAAAGGTCAAGTTCCTCTCGAGTTCAGAATTAAAAACATGATTAGAGGCAAACGATAAATCATGGCAATTCTGCAAAGAAACCCAATGATTCGTAGCGTCTTTGAAGACAGTGGATTTGTTAATCCATTGGATTCAAGTCTGAACGATGAAGAAGCTAGAAGGCTTGCAGAAGCTTATAGATCTGGTGACCCTGATGTCATTGATGCTGTTATAAAGGGCGAGAGCACTGCTCAAACTCCTGTTGAACCATTTCGTCAATTCACCAACAATACGCCCACTGGTTTTTCTCAGGTTGGCGCTGACCTTGTAGAGCCATTTAAGGTTGCTTCTTTATCTGAAGTTACCGCTGATGAATCACTTGCACCACAAGAAAAAGTTGAGACCCAGCAAGGTTCAGATGCGTCAACGTTTGCCAATGTTTACAACGAAGATACGAAGCTTTATGGCGGAAGTGGTGGTGGTGGCGGTGCATTGGAAAGTACAAAATATTTAGAGCCTACACCTATTACACCAACAGTAGATGCAGGTTGGGATAGATGGGGCCGTGCTTGGAAAAATAGATTGACTGGTGAACTTGCTAACGGTGCTTCTATTCCTGCACCTTTGCCTGAAGCTACGATTAAAGCATTTCAAGCAAAAAACTCAGCTATTGATGCACTAACTAATCAGATCCTTGATCAAAAATTAACGGCTCATTGGACGGGTGAAGGCGCTGGATCTCCTGAAGCCAATGCTCGTTTAATGGCAAAGTACTTGGCAGATGCTGGCATTACTGATATTAAACAGTTTGGCAGAGTTCCTGTTTATGAGGCGGCGGACTTTAAAGCAGGTTTTCAAGGGAAAATAGCCACGCAAGATGAAGATGGTAATTATTACATCATGGTTCCCGGCGGTGTAGATTCAGAAGGAAACAACTACAACGTTCGCCAAAATGTAGATCCAAGCCAGATAACTCGTGTTTACGGAAAAACGGTTATTACACCTGAAGGTGAAACTTATACCAGTGCTTTTGAAGCTATTGACCCGTCTCAACTCGTAATGAAAAACGGTGTCCCCATGTACAAGTCTGGGGAAGAGTTTGGTAACAAAGAAACTGGGCAAGCTATTACTGTAGATAATCGCCGCCAAGGTGGTGAAGGTTTATTTGGTGGTACGGGAGCGGGTAAGGGGAACACTGGCTATCGTGTTCACTTTGGCGACGATGGGACTCCATACTTTTACACAACATACGCCTCGTCTAATGACTTGTTCAACCTATTTGCTGACAACCCAATACTTGGGGCAATTGCAAATGTTGCCGCCGCCACTTTTGGTGGCCCACTAGGCGTAGCCGCTCTTCAAGCCGCTCAAGGCAAAAATATTCAGGAAATTGCAAAGTCAGCTCTTCTGACATACGTTGGAGGAGAGGTCGCTAAAAACATTGCTGGTTCTCAGTCCCTTGTAAGCAGTGTTGGCCAAAACACAGCTAATATTGTGGCCAAAACTGCTGGCCAGATTGTCTCTAGTGGCGGTAAAGCTGATATTGCTCAAGCACTTATTGGCAATGGGCTTGATGTTGGAACTAACGAAGTTCTCAAAAATATCGATGGTTTTCAAAACCTCAGCTTGGGCGAAAAAACATTTGTTACTAACGCTGTAAAAACAACTATCCAGAACGGTGGAAATTTATCTATTGAGAATCTTGTTAATGCCGCTCTTGATGCTGGCGTAACGGCGATGAATGAGTCCAAGAAGGGTGTCAACGCTGAGGCAATCAAAGCTGAAGAAACTGTAAATAACGCTGTCAATGACGCGGCAAAAAATCCAGCTACCACTGAAGTTACAAGCGGAACCACCAGCGAGGTTACCAGTGAGGCTCCTGCGACATCTAACTTGGCTACCAAAGAGATCACATCTAGCATTACAGCGCCAACAACGACTGACACGATTACTGCACCCCCTTTAGAGTTACCAACTGTGAAGGCTGACCCCCTTGAAGAGATCAAGGGTATGCCTAAGTTCAATGACGCATACGCCGCGGCTAGGAAGCTGTTAGGCCCTAATCAGACCTTTGAGTGGAACGGTAAGCAATACAGCACAGCAACCGCTGAAGAGCGCCCTGAGTTATCTGGTAAGACAACAGCTACTAGCTCAACCATCACAAACTATGTGACGGACAAGTTGGCCAAAAACATTACCAGCTCTGAGTTCAATCCTGCCGACCTAACCAAAGACGAGATGGCAAAATTCGTTAGTACTTACGCTAACGCAACTGATGCACAGAAAGCTCAGCTTCTTCAAGGCGCAGATCAGATGACCTTCAAAGTCATCGATACGATGCTGAAACAGACAGCCGCACTCAACCCCACTGGTGCTGGTGATCAGCCTGTTCCCGCTGGAACAAAAGAACTTAAAGTTTGGGACAAGAGCACCATCTCTACGGCTGTTGATGTTGCTAAGGCGGCTGGCAATATGGCCGCGGCTGACATTGCAGGCTTGGGTGTTCGTGGTGCTCAGTTCTTGGGCGACTTGATGGGTCAGGACACCGATACTTTTGCTGGTGTGCAGAACTTGTTGGTCAACGACAAAGACAAGTCAATGTCAAAGTTGGTTGGCAACGAGAAGGTTGTTGCTGGCGGTATTGCTTCGGGCATTGAATCAGCCGTTGCATGGACTCTAGGCGGCCCTATGGCAGGCGTTGCCACGGTTGCTGGTGTGGTGGCTAACAACACATGGGTTGAGGGCGCCAAAGAGGGTTTAAGCGTAATTGACAACGCCAAACGCACTGCCGCCATGACCGCCCTTGAGGTGGCTGGTGAGATGCTGGGTATCCCCGGCATGAGAAACATTATGAAAGGCATTCCAATTACTGGATCTGTTTCCGATATTGTTGGAGCCATTAAGAGATCTGGCGCTGGTATGCTTAATGAGCAGGCTTCAGAGCTGATGACAACTATTGCTCAGTTCAGCGTGGACAAGTTTGCCTCATTTGGTTTGGCCAAGGACGCAACGTTTGAAGACTTCCAGACGGCTTTGAAAGACACCATCATTGCCACCACTGCGGCTGTGGGAACATCTAGCGGCATCTCTACTGCCACACGCTCGGCAAGTGGATCTACATCTCAGATCTCTGACGCTGATCGCACTCCTGTATCTCCAGACATGTCCTTGCTGACCAAGGGCTCTGAGTTTGGAGCCAAGGCTGGTGACACCTCTAACCAAGGTGTTAACCCTATATCCAGCGAAGCGATTGAATTTAACAAACTAGATAAGTCTGGCCAGACATCTATTTTGGACAATCTGCGTAGTCAAGTGGCTAGTTTAGGATTGACTGCGGCTTTGACGCTTGGTAGCGTTGGCGCTATTGCAAGCCCTGTGGATATTGATTCTCAAGTCACCACTAGCATTCAGTCAGCAGTTGATTCTGGGACTAGCATAACAACGGCAATTGATTTGTCTGTTAGTACGTCGATTAGTTCTGCAATCGGGAACAAGGTTAGCTCTGATTCGGCAATTGACTCTGCTGTTACATCTGCGATCACTTCTGCTGTCAACAACAACACAAGCCCAGCCACAGCGATTGATTCATCGGTGTCTGCCGCTATTAACTCTGCTGTGGCCAGCAACGTAAGCGTTAACGCCGCCGTTACTTCTGCGGTTAATTCTGCTGTGACAGCCGCTATCAATACAAGCGTTGCCAACAACACAATGACAACGGACACCGTTAACACAGCGGTCAATTCAGCGGTCAATTCAGCCGTTACTGTTGCTGTCAAGAATAACGTGAACGTCAACACAGCCGTCAATGATGCGGTGACTGCCGCGGTAAATGCCGCCGTGACAAACAATATCAGTGTTGCCGATGCCGTGAATGCCGCTGTTAGCGCTGTGACAAACTTGAATGTAAACGTTCAAACGGTGACTGCAATTGCTACAAAAGTAGCAAACGACACGAAAGAGAAAAAGACAGTACTTGACGAGATCAACACACTGATCACTCCAGCTTCTGTTACCCCACCCGTTACGCCCCCAACAACACCAACAAAAAAATCAAAGCCTAAACAAAGTGCCGAAGAATCTTTGGCTGGAATGGGTGGGTTTACTTTTGCTGGATCTGGTGTAATTGACCCAATCAAAGAGAGCTTTCTGAAAACTTACATGACCAAGGATAGCTTCAAGGATCCTTTAGAAAAACTTCGTGAAATGCAAGGAGCTGAGCAACCAGCGGACAACAAAATGATGCAACAACAAATTGACCCATACTTGGCCAGCATTCTTGCTGAACGCAACCCAACTCAACCTGAGACAGAGGAGCCGCAATCTCCTCCACTTTGGAATTTTGGCCAAGAGCCAGACAACATCGATGCCATGCTAAGCCCCAAGACTCAGCCCGTCCCAGAGAAGGCGTTCAAGTCTGGCGGCTTTGTGGCTCCCTTGCAGATGGCTTCTGGTGGCGCCATGCCCCTTCCCCTGCTTGCCAAGGCTGGGGGTTTAGGCGCTTTACCTCGTACTGATGGCCGTATGGACTTCCGCGACGGGGCACACGTTGCTGGTGATGGTGATGGGCAGTCTGATGACATCAAGGCGATGCTGGCTGATGGTGAGTTTGTTTTCCCTGCGGATGTAGTTTCTGCGCTAGGAAATGGCTCAACTAAGGCAGGATCAGATAAACTATACGAAATGATGCACGCCATCAGGGATCGTGCTAGGTCTGCGGGTAAAAAGGACTTGCCTCCACCAGCCCTGAAGTCACCCCTAGACTACCTAAAGAAAGGGTCTAAAAAATGAGCTTGTTTCAAGGAACTGCGCCACCAAACGTAGACACCACCAAGTCAACGGCGACCACTGCGCCGGGCTTCTACACCGACTATCTTAGCGGACTGGCTGGTGCTGGACAGCAAGCTCTGGCCAAGTCCCCTGCCGAGCTGGTTGCGGGTTTTAGCCCTTTGCAACAGCAAGCCTTTGGTAACGTCCAAAATGCCGCAACGTCCTACATGCCTCAAATGCAAGCGGCTCAGGCTACTGCTGGTCTAGGCGCTCAGGGTATTACCCAACAAAACATCCAGAACTACATGAACCCCTACGCTCAGAACGTGGTGGGTGAGATGGGTCGTCTGAATCAACAGAATCTGACTCAGAACCTTCTGCCTAACCTCAAGGCTGGCTTTGTGGGTACGGGTGCTGGTGGCTCTCAGCGTAATGCTGGCGCCTTGGCTCAGTTCTTGGCTCAGAATCAAGCTAACCTAACTGGTCAGCAAGCTGGTGAGTTGTCCAAGGGCTATACGTCTGCATTGAATACAGCTCAACAGCAAGCTCAGCTTCAAAACCAAGCCGCTCAGATTCAAGGTCAGCTTGCCGCACAGCAACAGCAACTTGGTTTGGCTGGCAATCAGGCGATCATGGGTGCAGGCGCTCAACAGCAAGCTTTGGAGCAGTCACGCATCAACTCACCTCTGGTGCAGGCAGGAAACGTTGCTCAGCTCATGCGTGGTTACACCATTCCTACAAGCACCACAGAGAAGTACAGCGGCCCTGCCGCCGCCTACGGCCCATCACCTTTGGCTCAAATCGGTGGCTTGGGTACTTTGCTTGGTTCGGGCTTTAATACAAAGAGCGGTTGGGGTAATCAGTTGGGGGGATTATTAAAAGATATTTTTAGTGGAAGCCCAGAACAGTTATCAGGCCCTGTAGATTAACGAGGTAAAGCATGGCTGAAAAACAAACAAATTATGCTTTGTCTGAGGGTACGCCTGCGTATCAGGACTATCTTGACGCTCAACAAAAATTCAAAGATCTTCTTGCCGAACGCGAGAATCGTTTGTTTGATCCAACTATGTTGGCAATGGCACAAGGATTCTTGGCGCCCACAAAGACAGGTAGCTTTGGTGAGTCTCTTGGTAACGTAGCCGCATCCGTCCTTCCTGTTCAGCAGGCTGAAGACAAGCGTTCTATGGACATGGCCAAGATGCGTCTTGAGATGGCCCAGCAAGGCTTGCAGACGTCGATGGACGTTGATAGGGTCAGCAACATCAAGACAATGTTCCCCGGCTTGTTCCCGCAAAAGGGCGGCCCTGCTGGTGCTCCCGCTGGCGCTCCTTCTATGGGCGCTCCTCCTATGGGTGCTCCAGCTCCTGTTGATGCCTCTACACTGCCTGCTGGTGCTCCTATGGCCGCTCCTGCTGGCGCTCCTGTGGTAGCTCCCGCCCCTGCTGGCGCTCCCGCTCCTCAAGCTGTCGTTCCTAAGCCTGTAACTCCCGTAGTTCAAGCGGCGCCTTCTGCTGAGCCGCCTTCTGGTGGCCTGCCTTTGGGTGTTGTTGGTAACCAAATGTCGATGTTAAATCTTGCACCTGATGAGCAAAAGTATGTTGCCGCTGGTATGTATGAGAAAAAGCCAATCACTGATCTTCTCAAAGACATAGACAAGATGCGCAAAGACAACATGGTCTACAAAGAGAACTACGGCATCCACGTACCATCGAACACCATCTATCCGTTCCCAACAAGCAAGATGGAGGACGTCACGTTCCCGGGCATGAAGGGTGTGTACAAAGCAAATGCTAGTGATGTGATGCGTCTGAACCACTACGCTCAGACCGAAGATCCACGCTACAACATTGTCAAAGATCGCATTATCAACGGCCCCAAAGTTGGTCGTCCACCAGAACCCGAAGTTGGAGCTCCTTCTGCCGCGCCAGCAAAGCAACCAACAAAAGGTGAGATTGATGCTGAAGAGGCCAGACAAAAAGCGTTGGCCACTGGTGAGGCACAAACCGAAGTTGAGCGCCGTAAAGCTCTTCCAGAGGACATAAAACGCGCCTCTGATTTGTCTCGTTCTGCCTACTCTTTGTATGAGGTTGTGGACAAGAACCCTAAAGGTTTTGGAACGTTTGACAAGCCCGGAATCTTGCCTGCGATTGGTACTTTGGTTCGTGATGGCATTCGCGCTAATGCGTCTTCTATCAACATGGGTGGCTTTGAAGATGCAATTCGACAAGCCAATCCAAAGATTAAAGAGTCTGACATCGTTGCTGTACGTTTGGCCGCGGCTGACCAAGCTACCATTGAGTTGTACTACGCCAAGATGTTCCTGTCTGGAGACGGCGCCATCACTGAGGGTGAGCGCATGATTGCAAGTAAGGCTGGCGCTGGTAACGTTTCTATGAATCCAGAAACTCTAAAGCTTCGCGCTCAGTTTGTAGGCAAACGTGCAGAATTTGACAAAGAGCGTTTGGACAACTATCGCAAGTACATCTCTGGTAATAAAGACGGTACGTACTTGGACTACATAGGAACGCCCCAGTACAAGAAGTCTGCCGAGACTTACGACAAGTGGGTTCGCAACATGGCTGGTAAGACAAGCACAAAACAAAAGTCTGGTGCTCCAAACGTTGGAACAGCTCGCGAAACAGTTGACGGTCTTTTGAAAGATTGATGATGGCAAAACTTTCATTTTTGGAAAAGCTCGATAAGGAGCAACTTGAGTACGCCGCCATGGTGGGACGTGCCGCCAAAGAGGCTGGCGTTCCTCCTGCGCTTGCAATCTCTATTGCTTACAAAGAGAGCGAACTTCGCCCAAATGTAAAGAACGGCGCCGATGGTGAGATTGGCTTAATGCAAGTTATGCCTGCTACAGGCAAGGAGATGGGTTTTTCCGAGAAAGATTTGGGTAATGTAGAGACAAACATTGCCGCTGGCATCAAGTATCTAAAACAAGGCTTAGATGCTACTGACAACGATCCGCGCCTGACTGCGGCTTACTACAACGGTGGCCCCGGAGCTTTTCAAGCTCTATCTGCTGGCAAGAGCCCCGATGACCGTGTAATCAGCTATCTCAAAGCTCTCAAGGGTTTTGGTACGTTTGAGGGCTACACCCCCGGCGCCACTTCTGAAGCTCCCAAGCCTCAAGTTCAGGTCAATGACCCGACAGAGGCTCAGCTCAGGCAGATCAAGCTCGATGAAGAGATGGCCAGCTCCCGGGAAACCGCCGCTGAACAAAAGCCATTGGCCGCTTTAATGGGTGCTGGCGCTGGCTTGGGTGCGGCTACGGCTAAGTCTGCTGTTGAGGTTAAACAAGGTCTAACTAAGTTAGCTCAAAATCTAGCCCAGCAAAGCCCTCAAATGCCCCCTACAGGCGGTCAACCAGCTCCGCCTATGTCACCCCAAGGCATGGGCAACAATCAAGCCACAAGGATCCTGCAAGGAACCACTGGCGACCAAGGAACCACGGGTCGTGCACGCATGACTGGGTTTAATGTTGAGACCTCTCAGCAGGCGGTGGCTAAAGAGCAGGCTGAGAAGATTGCCAACATGTTGCGTCAGTCTGGCCAAGTTCCACAGGGCGCTCCTGAGTTCTTTTCCCAGCAACCGGGCATGACCTCCACCCCTAGCGGTGTGCTGGCGCCTAGATCTGATCTGCCCCGCTATCTTGGCCCCCGTGGCCCACAGGGTGAGATCGGTGGTGTTCGCCCTCCAGCGCCTGTTCCCGTGAAGATGTCTGGGCTAGATGCGACAAAAGAGCTGTTCGTCAACATGATGAAGTCCGCAGGTAATATGGCTCCCACCATGGGCGAGTTCAAAGACATGGCAGGCAGTGCCAGTCGCACCTTGGGCAGACTGCCATACATCTCTGGCCCCTTGGCTGGTGCGCAGATTGGCTCCGAGTTTTCTGAGCTTGAGCAGGCCCTGAGAGTCTCTCAGCCTGACTACACTGACATTGGCTTGACTGGGTTTGGTATGGCTGGCACGGCAGGATCTTTCTATCCGCCTCTTGCTCCTTTGGCCATTCCTTTGTCTATGGGTGCTCCGATGCTTCGTGATCTGCGCCGTAGAAAGCAAGAGATTGAGCGCAATCCTTCTGAGTACAGAGACACCATCATGAAGTCTTTGTCAGACACAGACCCAATGGGTAACCCCATGCCGTAGGTTCTCCTCTCAAGTGTCTTTTAAGCAGTTGCCACTTGATTAGCCCCCCTCAGACGGGGGCTTTTTTTATGCGTTCCCAGCAGGGGTGCAGAGCATAAACAAGACCTGCTTGCGATCTTGCTCTACGTCATCCATGGCAACGTCATACCCATGCTCAAGAACTAACGAGAACAGCTTCGCTTTGTAAGCCTCTTCAGACTTACAACCCTTGTCAAAGCACTTGGCTAACCGATCGATGGTGTCCCAGTCAGCTTCTAGCTTGCCTTTTTCATCAATTTTCATCAAGATCATGTTCAAAGCGCTTGGCGTCCACGAGGTCGTCAAACTCTCGGCACTCCACGCGATCTCTAGGGTTTACACTGAATTCTAACTTTTTAGCAAAGTCTCGTACAGCGTAGTACCTCTGAGAGTCTTCTGACCACCCCTTGATGGTTTCGAGAAAGGAAGCAAGCTGGGAGGGCTTCCAGTCCTCGCCAAACAGCTCATTGACGAACTGCTTGGGTGTCATAGGTTCTCTCTGTACTCACCAAGGGCACGGGCCACGTTGGTGTTTAGAGTGTTGACAAACTTGATGCACATGTCGCGCTCTGTTCGGATGATCATGGGAAGAGCGGCCATGATAAAGCCGTCAGCCAGCTTCTGTAGGTCTTCCTCAAGGAAGTTGTAGCTCTCCTCGAGGTAGATCTTGCGGAAGGCTTCTTTGATTTCGTCTGCGTTTAGGTACGGGTTCATTTTGTTGCCTGTGCTAGTTTTTCTGCGCGTTTACGTGCCGTGTACTTTCTCATGTACTCGGCTTGTTTGGCTCTTTGCTCTGCGGTTGTCTTTTTCTTGACAGGCGCTCCGTTAAGCACTTTGATCTTGGCTGTCAGGTACAAGATTTCAGTCTTGAGTTTTGAAGTTTCTGCAAGCAAAAACGTGATGCTTTCACGCATCTGATTTTTTTCTAAATTTGAAATAAACATAATTACCACCATCCAAACCAAATACCAGTGCCATGAAGATTAGCAACTGGAAAAACAATAGCTCCTGCGATGAGGAACCCCCAAGACATGGTCTTGATACAGACCACAATGTGTGTGATCCATGAGGCAAAGAGCCAGCAGACCAAAATTACAGGTAAAAGTTCGTCCATATATCCTCACGTGTGTTTGTTTTTAGCTTGCCAGTACTTGAGGAGGTGGTAGAACATCTCCTCCCCGCGTTCGAGTTCTTCTTGAGACCACTCCTTGGTGACCACGAGACCGGGCTCCGTGACCGACACAAAGATGTTTGCGCACCTCGCCTGCGGGAGATCAAGTCCCAACCGATAGGCGGCAAGTTGCATCAGGTGCTCGTCATACGTATCCACCTTGGCTGGATCTGTGAACTCCTTTGTCTTGAAGTCAATCACAACGCCGTCACCGTCTTCGGTGTACAGGTCTAACTTTCCACCAAAACCTAGTTCATTTGCAAATGACTTCTCGGACACCCAGTTAAGATCCCCGAAGACTTTCTTGACCTCTTCTCCTACGGCCATCTGGTAGTCGATCATGTCAGCGACCATGACGCCTTCGTACCAGCTCTCAAGCGCTGTGTGAACTTCTGTACCCCTCTGAGCGGCGGCACGGGCGTGTTCACGAGAGTCTTTGATGACTCGCTGGACGTAGAGGTCTTCTGCCTCTTCAGGCGCCCTTGGGAGGGTCATGGAGGCGAGCATCATCTGGTTGAGCTTCCACGCCTCGAGACCGGGCTTGGCGGCGCATCCGATGATGGTCGTGACGGACGGGACAAGGTTCATCTTGCGTGCGTCTGCCAACGTGGTGTTTCGTAGATTGCCGTTCTTGGCTTCCACAGTGTACTTTGGTGCACCCTCTCTGGTGTACCAGTGGCTACTCTCGCTGGCTCTTACGGTAATGCTCATGTGATCCCCTTTAGTTTATAAATGCCGACAACTCTTGCGTGAGCGGATGGGTTTGCGGACTGCTTGTAGCCAATCTTTTCCCAAATATTTTCACGAAATATTGCACCTGTTGCGTTTGGATGAACGGTTTCTGGGCGTTTGCACATTGCCAGAACATCGTCAATTGATACCGAACCATTTAAGACGGCAAGCGCCTTGGCAGTACTGCGAGCTTTATCAACCCACGCCTTGTTGTGGTCGTACACCTTCTGGACTCCGACATCCCGAAGCTGTACACCAGCCAGCAGATCAAGTGTTTGTGTGTCCATGATCAGAAGGGCAAGTCGTCTTCCATGTCGTCAAAGCCGCTAGAAGGGGCTTTAACGGGCGTAGGAGCGCCTTTCTTGTTCTGGAAGGCCTGCCACTCAGGGGAGAGCTGAATCTTCTCCTTGAGGCCTTTACCGAACGTCTCAAAGAGTTCTAGGTCAGGCTCGGCTAAGCGAAAGAGCTGATTGGCGTTAACCGCTTGGGGAAGACCTGCTTGCTTAACAACAGAGGGGACAGGGGCGATGCTACCTACGTTGGAGAACATCTTGCCGTTCTTGCCGGGTCTTTGCACCACGTTCAACATGCACCAAGCACCCAGCACGGAGGAGATGTCAAAGCGCTTCATCTCTTCCTCTGAGAAGGGCTTGTTTCTCCAGCCTTGCAGGTCGATACGAAGGTTAGCCTTGTCGTTCCAGCTCAGGGTGTAGTTCTTAAAGATAGCCAGAGGGTTGCCGTTGTTGGTTACCAGCTCGTTGCCTTCGTCGTCCTTGCCGTGGAGCTCCCAGCCCAGCATGATCTTGCGCTGGTGCTTGATCTCGTTCATGTACTCAGACTGCTGGGTTCCGAGGTCAACGATGCGGTAGCAACGTGCAAGATGGAGGCCGGGCGGCACGGGTGTGAAGTCGCCGCCAGAGGATGTGTTTTCTACAATAAAGCTCATGATTTTTCCTTAAATATTTGATTAAATTGGTTTGTAAATTGGTTGATAAATTCTTCTAATGTTGGTTCTGTTTTTTGTTCTTCCTCAAGTAAATATTGTGCGTACTCCTGCTGTGCAACAGGGTCTGCTTTCCACTGCTCGTACTCGTTCATTCTGAGTCTCCAAAGAAGAACGCCATACCAACGTAGTCGGGAAGGCTTACGCCTCCGCTGTAGATGTGATTGATGTCCACGTTGTCGTTCATACCACTGGCAATGCCCATGTAGTAGTGAAGCTTCTCTGTGTGCCAGTCAAGCACCATCAAGATGCCAATCTTCCCCTTGCTGGTCTCTAGCCAGATTACGTCCTGTAAATTCATTCCTCTTCCTCTTCTGATTCTTCTGGCTCTTCAGGTTCAGTCTCAAAAGCTGTGTGCAGGCGGTCATGCTCACGTACAGTCTTTGCACGCTCTTCAAACTCTTTCCACTCTTGGGGCGTACGCTTGGGGTTGATAAATCCCTCTACGTTTTCGGCTTCAAGTTCAGCCATAGTTTTGTGGGTCATCATGGTCTCCAAATAAATAAATCAAGGGCTAGGATCACCGCGCCAATGGCAAACAGGATTACGTTTGTGCGCAGTTCGTTGAATTCTTTGTCGGTCATCGCAGATCCAATGCAAACAAAGTCGTGAACAGCACACCAAGGAAGATGATGTACGCAACAAAACCAAAGACACGGCGCTCTGAGAATTCAGGCTCGATGCCAAGCAAAGCCATCTGAATAAGTTCAGCGTCATGGCTCATGTGGTTCTCTGGGGGTGGGCTGTACATACAGCCAATGCGAAGACCAGACTTGGTCGTGAAGGGTAGGTGTTTTTCCATTTGATTCTCCTTAACCGCCGTATCGGCGTGCACGAATCTTAACACGATATTAAAAAGAAAAGAAATACATTCCCGAGTGAAACGTGGGGTTTCTTTTAATTAAAAGTTAATGTATACTCGTCGCCAAGGAAAAGCAATCATGAAGTTATCTGAGTATTTTTCGACGGAGCCGTTGGGTGCAAGAGGTGAGATGGCAGAGTATCTGGGCATTAGCCTGACATGGATGTCGCTGTTGATCCACGAGCGCAGAACTGCGTCTGCCGCGTTAGCGGTTAAGATTGAAAAAGCAACGCAAGGTCTGGTCACAAGAAAAGACTTGCGTCCTGATTTGTTTTTCGTGTAAAGTTTGAAGCACGGCTAG